ACATAACAAACACTGCTCGAGGAGCGGGTGGCTTCGGTTCAACAGGGGACAAATAATGGCATACGAATTTCAAGAATCAATACAGCGTGGGATTGTATATCTCGCAAAATCAGACGATAACTTTTTAGTACAGGCAATGCCTATGGTGAAGGAATCTTATTTTGAGTTTCCTCAACACCAAAAGTTTTGGCGTGTAATAAATGATTACTACACTTCTTATAAAAAGCTTCCGTCAGATGAACAAATACTTGAGCAGATAAGAGAGCTTAAATCCGATAACGAATTGTTATCCGACTTCAAAGATGAGTTAAAAGAAATCAATGAGGTTGATGAGAAGTCTTTGGAGAATGAAGAGTTTTACTTGGATAAAGTTGAAGAGTTTGCTAAAGAGCAGTGTTTGAAGGATGCTATTATAGACTCTATCGATTTGTTAAAAAATAAAAAGTTCGGTCATATCGAAGAAAAGATTCGTGATGCCCTGTCGGTCAGCCGTGACGTAGACTTAGGAACCGATTATTTTGTCGGTATCGAAGATAGGTATGACAGGCTAAACAATACTCATGTAAACGCTCAGTTTAGAACACCGTTTGAAACTATTAACCAAGAGCTTGAAGGGGGTCTTGCTCCTAAAGAACTAGCTATGGTTGTAGCTCCTCCGGGTGTAGGTAAGTCGTTGTTTCTAGCTAATCAATGTGCTCGTTCAGTAATGGATGGGAAAGATGTTCTTTACGTTTCTTTGGAGATGTCTGAGGACAGAGTAGCTCAGAGACTTGATAGTATTTTTACACGAATTAAACAATCAGATTTGAAGAAAGGTGTGAAGATGTTAAGTGACCGGTTGGACCAAATGAAAGCCGCAGCTCCTAACATGGGGCGTTTGAAGATAAAAGAGTTCCCTACTAAAAGACTTACGGTTACAGCTCTTCGCGCTTACTTAAATCAGTTGCGTAACTACGAGGACTTTGTACCTGACATTATTGTTATCGACTATCTTGAGTTGATGACGAATCAAGATGTGAGTATGTCTGAGTACATGGCACAAGAACGTATCGCACAAGAGCTTCGTGGTATAGCTGTAGAGCATAAGTGTTTGGTATGGACTGCTACCCAAACAAACCGTAAAGGTAAAGAGGTAGACATTATTACAGATGCTGAGTTAGCAGATTCTTATGGTAAGATTCGTGTATGTGACTTGGCGTTCTCAATCAATCAAAAGGAGCAGGAGTTTGACGAAGGTAAAGCTCGTATGTTCGTAATGAAATCGCGAAACGGTAGAGCGCGTTATATCGTCCCTATCCGCATCGACTATACAAGATTAACAGTAACACAACAATGAAAAAGAAATTTCCTAAATATGAACATCCGATGACTGTGTACACAGGTATCAAAACTTTCGATATTAAACAACAATCATTAGAGAAAGATAACCTTTATGGGTGCGTAGAGTTTTCTAAATATTTATTAACTATTGACCCGAACCAAAGACCTGAAGATTATAAAGGGACTTTGCTTCATGAGATATGTCATATCGGTTATGAAATTTTCGGACTAAACGATGACGATGAAATACCAAGTATGAGTAATGAATACCTTACGAGTATTACATCTAATATGGTTCAACAAATGGCAGGATTAAACCCTGAAATATTCCAATTTATTTTTGCAGACAATGATTAACATAAAAGAAATTTACGACAATATAGAAGATTCCTATATGGATATTACTAAGAAATACATCGCTATCTCAGAACATAACTTTCAAGAAGCTATGTCTAACCACCCTTCTACGTTTGCATTTTTTGCAGGGGTAATGGCTTATGCTAAGAAAGAGGTTGACCGAACTAATTTGATGTATGAAACACGAGAAGCGGAGATTAGAGAAGAGAGACGCGAAGAACTGAGACAGTTAGGTCAAAAAGCTACCGACCGTGCGTTAGACGCCTATCTAAAGACTCAGCCTGAGTTACAAACCTTACAAAGAGGTATTACATCAAAGGCTCATAAATATAATTTATGTAAAAATATTGTGTCCAGTTTGGACCACCAAAAGGATATAATAATACAACTATCTGCGAACAAACGAGCAGAAGCTAAACTAATTGAACAACTTTAAATACTATGGTAAACATCGAACAACTAAGAAAAAAATATGCCGAGATTAACAATCCCGGTGGTGGAGGTAATTCCTCTGATTTCCTAAGCAAATTTTTTATGATGGACGAAGGCACGTCTGTCGTCCGGGTACTTCCTGCAAAAGAAGGAACCGATAAAGAGTTTTATGCTGAAACTGCTATTCACCGTATCAACGATAAGAACTATCATTGCCCACGTGTAAAAGACCAAAAGTGTCCTGTCTGTGATACTTATTATAACATGTGGAAAAAGATTAATGAGATTGGCAAAGATACACCACGTGGTAAAGAGCTACAAGATATTGCACGTCAAATCAAAGCTCGTAAGCGTTTTTATATGAACGTAGTAGACCGTCGTGATGAGTCTGTTAAGATTCTATCTGTTGGACAAAAGCTTTTCGGTAAAGTACTTGATTGTTTCTTTGACGAAGACTTTGGTGATATCACTGACTTGAAAGAAGGTTGGGACTTTAAGATTGTAAAAGATACTCAAGGTCAATGGCCAAATTATGATAAATCATCACCTAAGCCAAAGCAAAGCGAAGCTGGTAGTGACGCTCAAACAGCTACTTGGATGGATGAATTACATGATATTCATGGTCTAGTAAAGATTGCTGATTATGATGAGCTTAAAGGTATGATGATGGAGCTTGAAGCTGATGACCAAGGAACTCACCCTGATGCGGTAGCCTCACAGCAATCCACAGGGGTAGATGACGATGATTATATGTCTCATCTAAAAGATTTGAAGGTGGACTAAACTAATGGCAGAGAAGCTAAAGATTCTAGCTTGCCCAAGTAACCATGGAGGATGCGCTTACTACCGCATCCTCCTTCCTATGGAAAAACTAATGGAGCACTGTGGCGATGAAGTGGAGGTTCGTTTTGACGACAACCCGTTGGGGTGGGATATGGAAAAAGGTGAACGCACTCCTCAAGACTTTGAGTATGAAAATTTAAAATGGGCTGATATTGTCTTTACCCAAAACATTCATAATTTTGGTGGATGGTATACAGCAGAGATATTAAAAAAAGCAGCCGAGTTTGGAAAGTTCACTCACTTTGATACTGACGACCTTCTATCAGATTTGTATGAAGGGCACCGTCTTTATAAGGTATACCAAGAACAAAAACTAGGAGAGGTAACAAAATATATTTATAACAACGCTGACCTTGTAACTGTTACTCAACGTAAATTCGCTGAACGTATTGCTGAGTTTGTTAGAGGTGCTTTAGTCGTTGTAAAAAATACTATTGATTATAATCTTCCGTGTTGGAATGCGCCAAAGAGTCCGGGACCTAAAAACCTCACCCGTATGGGGTGGGTAGGAGGTATACATCATGATGTTGATGTAAAACATTTTGCAGGAATACCTTTTCTTGTAAATCAAAAAGTAGGTAAGGAGAAAGTACATTGGGGATTTTATGGAAAACCTCAACAAGCTCCTAACGAACGAGATTGGCAATGGGATGTATGGGAAGGTTACGAGAGAGTATTATCCCGTGGTTTTCGTGGTCACAAAAATTATACGGTTTATCCGGCTCAACCACCTAACACGTACGGTACTATGTATACCAATATCGATGTTAACCTAGCCATTCTAGACCCTAATCCATTTAACGATTCTAAATCTGAAATCAAGGCTATTGAAGGTGCGCGTTATGAAGTACCTCTTATAGCTACCAACGTAGGATGTTATGATGAACTGATTGTTAATGGTGAAACAGGATATTTAATAGACCCTAAAAACGCTAAAAGCGAGTGGATTAAGGTGTTAACTAAATGTATTAAAGACCCTAAACACGTAAAGGAGATGGGACGAAATCTTAAACTATTGTGCGATGATTTGTACGATATTAATAAAAATGTTCAAGGTCGTTTGGATTTGTACAAAGATTGTATGGGTTTAAAACAACAAGCGTTAAACGATTATTTAAAACATCAAACTCATGAAGTATCTTAGTATAGTCGCGTGTTTAAAAAACGAAGCTTTAAATTTGGCTGAATGGTTAGATTTTCACATGGCAGTTGGAGTTGAACATTTTTATTTGTATGATAATGGAAGTAATGACGGTACTAAGGAGATTTGTAAACGTTACGATAACATAACGTACTCTTATAATACCATGGACCTCTGTCAGTTCGCGTGTTATTTTAATGCGTTAACTGCTTATAGAGACCAATCAACATGGATGGCGTTTATTGATTTAGATGAATTTTTATTTTCTCCTAAAGGAGATTTAAAAACACAGTTAAAAGATTATGAACAGTTTCCCGGTATAGCCGTTAACGAAGTTTTTTATGGGTCGAACGGACATAAAACAAGACCTGCAGGAGGTGTACTACTCAACTACACTAAACGAAACAAAGAGGTAAATACTCATATAAAATCTATTTGCCAACCTGCTCATACTTTATGCCCTTCATTTAACCCGCATTCTTTTTGGTATACTACCGGAGGAGCAGTTAATGAAAACAAAGAACCATGTCCCGGACCTTTTAATGAGCAGGCTACCGCAGATATATTTCGTATCAATCACTATTGGGTAAAATCAAAACAAGAATACAAAGATAAATTGGACCGAGGAAGAGCAGACGTTCCATCTCGTGACCCAAAGTTTCGTTATAGCCAACAAGGTCGTGATTTAGAAAAAGTTATTTTACAAGATAACGAAGTTGAAGATACATCTATTTGGAAGTTTTTGGAGAAAGGTAATGAGCAAAATTAAAATTGTAACTGGTTGGTCTGCTGAAGGTGGGTCTACGTTTTCATTAATGGAGCTGTGTGATTTATTTAACGAGAAAGGTCATGAGTGTTATATGTATGGTCCTCACGAATGGCATTTAGATAAATGTAAAGGAGCACAGCCTCTCCCCGCTCTCTCTTTAGAGAGGGATGATATAATCATTGGGCATTTTTTACCTTTACCGGAACGACCTCCCGTTAAAAAAATAATTTTATCATGTCACGAAAAGGAAGTATTTAAATTAAAAGAACAACCTATAAAAGGTTATGATGATATACGTTTGGTTAGTGATGACCAAAAAGCGTGGCAAGGAGTAAAAGGAACTGTAATTCCAAACTTAATTAGAGGTGTAAATGATTCAGGAAATCATCCTGATGGGGTAGCGGGAGTTATAGGTACTCTCTGCCCTTTAAAACAAACTCATGTTTCGGTGGAACGTGCTTTAGATGATGGATATAAAAAAGTTTTGATTTATGGAAATGTTTTGAACAGAAACTACTTTAATAAAGAGATACAGCCTTTGTTAGATAAACATTCTAATGTTCATTATATGGGTATGGAGTTAGATAAACAAAAACTTTATAACTCTATTTCTTGTGTGTACCAATCCAATTCATCAGCGCTTCCAGAAGCCTTCGGTCGCGTCAGAGCTGAGTGTATACGTGCAGGAATCCCTTACCACGGTAATGACTCAGCCACTATTGAGTTTGAGTTGTGGGATGAAGATAGAGTTTACGAGGCATGGAAAGAGTTACTAGAATTATGAAATCAATAGGTATTATAGGATACGGAGAAATAGGGCAAGCCCTAGATGACATCTATTTAGAAAATGGATACGAACCTCGTATTAAAGATTTAGATAGAGACGATGATTTAAAATACGTTGATGTACTCAACATCTGTATACCTTATAGCCATA